GAGAAATTAACCCTATAGAGACTCCAACTTGGAAAGCTCGTCCTCAAGCTCCTTCTTCTTCTGTAGAGGTGTCTTGAGAGAGTCGATCCGCGCCTTCAGTTCACGCTTACGTGCAGCGATCTTGTCGGCGTTGCGGGACGTAATCTCCCGGCGAATTGCCTTGATTGTGGTGTCGATGTACTCAGGCTCTTCGATCTGGAGCGCCTCGTACTCAGCGCGGAGCGCCTTGCTGTCCGCCAGTAAGCCTACCAAGTCTTCCATATCCAGACGGTCGGCGTTGAAATTCTTTAGTGCTGTGATGTTCATTAGACTGTCACCAGTCCTTTCTGCGCTCCCTTGAGCACGGTGTTGAGTGAAAGTAGTGGGGTGGCCATAATCTCGTCAACCAGCCCGTAAACCTTTGTGCGCATCGTCTGAGCCAAGTTTGGGATCGAGTAGTAGTCCGTTCCGCCACGGATGTCGAACGTCTGCATCTCGATTCCTTCCCTATTCAACTCGCCAGCAAATGACCCGCTTCCTTCCACGTGATAGAAGTACACAGGGACTTGCTTCCCGGCGAACTCACAGTAACGCTTGTACACGTCAGCAAACAGGGGAGATGTGTTTTCCTCTCCGTCTGAGACGATTGCGATTCCATCGATCTCAACCTTCTCTGAGAGCATCCGATTAAGTCCGCAGCCGATAGAGGTTCCTCCGTTAGCCCTGATGTGCGCGGTAGCCTTCTTAATTGCGTCCAAAGGCAACCCGGTTACATCAACGGTCATTGGAGACGTGTCGAAGAAGACAAGGTAAACCTTCCCTTGACAAATCTTAGCAAGCGTAGCGGAGACATGACGAGACGCCTCAATTGCGCGGCTCATACTCCCACTCTTGTCTGCCAAAACCAGCCAGTTTCCTTCCGGTCCACCGAGAGCCTTGATCTGCTTATCTTGAAGGCCCTGTAGCTTCTCCTTCAAAACAGAATCGGTTACAGCCTCAGCAGCCTTGGTTGTCTTCAACGTCGCTTTCTTTGACGTAGCCGCCTTAGCTAGAGCCGCGTCAAATGCCCCACGCAGCGCAGGATTCGTTTTCATGCCCAACTTCTCAAGCATCTTAACGTTCGTGGTTAACTCCGTAGCAGACATAGCACCGATCAAAGCCTGTACCAAATCCGGCTCCTTCGCCTTGGCTCCTAATGCGCCCATGGCGATAAGGAAAGGGATATGGTAACGCATGATCGAACCCGCTGCCTCTGTAGGACTCATGTTCTTGAGGTTTGCCACCACCTCAAAGACTGAACCTTTTGGAAGAGGGGCCTTCGTCTTGTCGAAGTTCCGGCCAAATAGAACGATGTTAGTCCTCTCCTTCTCTGGCTTTGCGTGTGCCAGAGCGTAGAGTTCTTTTAAGGTTCCCCTGTGTTGGATTGCCAGATGATCCCAACCCTTATCCTGCTCCTTTTCGTGCAGGTAGGTTTCCACAAGAGCGCGCAACTGACGCATCTTGCCAGGGAGACGAATCTCCAAGCCAAACCGATAGGCTCTCGCCAACTCACGTGGTCCCAAAAGAGCGATGTGAGCAAGGCTGTTGTCCACTAATTCCGCGTCAGACTCATAAGCCAATCCGATTACCGGCAGCGCAACCTTGCTGTCGCGGATTTGCCCGTGTGTGCGGTCCCATGCGATAAGGTGTTGGTAAAACTCACCTTCTTGCTTAACCGCTTTTCTACCGAGGTCAAGATACTCTTTCAAAGAACCGTGCGGGCTTTTTGAGAGCGCCGAAATTATTGCTTGCTTTGTTACGCCTGTTTCTGCCATGTATTCGCCCTCCCGGTGCGAAAAGTGTTAAGGCAACTTCCTTGTTCTCAAATACTCAACAAAGAAGTCGTAATCCAACCCCTTGAGCGCACACCAATCATGCGGGTCCATGCCGCCCTTGTCTTTATTGCATTTCCGGCACGCTGATAGGTAGTTGCTCTGGTCATTCTTTCCGCCCATCTCCAACGGAGTGAAGTGATCGATGGTCAACTGTGAGCTTCCCATCTTAGCGCCGCAGAACAGGCACTTAAAGCCGTCCGCAACCCAAACTTTCTGCTGGACTGCACCAGAAATCTCATAGCGAACCTTACGATGGAAAGCCTTTGTAAGTGCATCGAAGAACTCAGGATTGTCGGATTGCTGGAGCCACGCTGTCCATTCTTCCTCAGAAAGCTGAAAGACGTTCTTGGAAAGTTTCTCTCCAAACGCAAAACTAGGAAGAAGGAGTACCGCTTGCGCACCTTCGCCGCCGATCACTAACCCTTCAATTTTAAGGAGATTGCCGATGTCGCCCCAGACCGCAGGACGATGACGCAAGGATAGTTGATAGAATCTGTCACCACTTGCCATATATGTGCTCCTCTCCCAAGGCACAAAAATAGTGGATGCAAGTCGGAGGTGGTTTGTGATATTGAGGTCTGCACCTCAACCCCCCGTCTAGTTTTGTGGAGGGGGTTCCGGGGACGACCCGGAAATATTCATGTATCCACTGCCAGTAGCATCCAAACTTATCGGCGTTAAGTCGCTTTGCTTATTTTCGCGTGCTGCCATTGCACTAATCCCCCACATTGTCGGGGGATGCGGGAATCGAACCCGCTCTTCGGTCGCCAAAGGACATGTAGGCAAAACAATGAACGCCAAATTCGTACTTCAAAACTTATGGAGCCGGACCCCTGAATTGAACAGGGATAGCAGGTTTATGTGACCTGTGCATGTATCCACTAGCAGTAAGCGATAAATCGCTAAGGCGCTTCTGGCATTACCGTTTTGCTAGTCCGGCTCATCTTATGGTGGAGGGCCTTGGAATCGAACCAAGTTGAGTCATTTGAAGTGACTGTTATCCATGTAGCCAAGAAAAGTGTCCGTTTAACCGGAAAGTCGATCTCGGTTTTTTCTTAGCCCCCCACAACTTATTGGGTGAAGTCTGTCAGCTATCCCTCTTTCGAGGTCTGGAAGGAATCGAACCTTCTATTTTCGCTCCAACGGCAAATGCCTGACCAACAGGCTCATGTAAGCTGCCACGTACACCCAAATTCAATCCGTGCAAGTCGTTCAGCAATTCCCTTTCGGGATGAGGTTGGAATCGAACCAACTACCCACTGATGATTATTCAGTTGCTCTACCAAATGAGCTACATGTACGCTGCACAGTAGCACGGAATCTTTCATCCCTAAACATCAGGGAAACTCAAACTCAACATTTCCAACCTTACGCTAGTTCCAAATTGTTGTCAAGGATAAAATGCGCCTTGTCGCATTTATTTTACTGCGCATCCAAACTGGTCAACCCGGAGGAAATCGAATCCCCATTTATGCGTTCGTAGCGCATCGTTCTATCCGTTGAACTACGGGTCGAAACTTGTTCGGAAGGGCAGGACTCCTAGTGCCTGCACCCACGCAGCCCGTGCCGCGTGCTCTTCATAGAAGACTTTAAGCTACCTTCCAACTTTGGTCTGCGCGGAGAGATTTGAACTCCCGTGAACTCGCTCCCAGGGCGAGTGCCTCAATCCAGGCTAGGCTACGCGCAGACAACTTGGTGGACCCTCTCAGTAACGATCTGAGTTTTCGAGATTTTCAGTCTCGCACACTGACCATCAGTGTTAAAGGTCCAAAACTTATGGTGGAGCATGTCGGAATCGAACCGACCTGTTTTCTTCTTTGCAAGAGAAGCGGCCAACCCCATGTAGCCCTATGCCCCACTATTCAACTTCAAACTTCTTCAACGCCTCTCTGCGCTTACGCTTGTACCCAAAATACTTTAGGTAGTGGCACCGCATGGAACCGCAATTCCCATTCCACTCGGCGTACTTACCCCATATCTGTTCCGGCCAATCACGAGCACAGCCGTTTACTCGGATAAACTTACGATGGTTGATGATGCGTTGACGTTCATGCCTGCGTTCTGCACGGTTAGATGGATGTTTCATGCCGATGACGCCCCCTTCGTGCGTCGTGCTACTTGGTAGCCATAGGCATATCCATCCTTCCTTTCTTACCGCAATCTTACCACTTCTTTCCTTCTCGCTTCTTCTTACGACATTCGATGCAGTATTTTTTATATCCGCTCTTGTTTCTGTGATCTTTATGAAACACTTCAACAGGCAAGTATTGCTTATGCGTTGAACACCATGTTGTACCTTCTGGTGCTAAACTCAAAAGTGTTTGTCTCGGTTCTTTTTTGACTGCTTCCTTTTTCCCTCGCAACCATCCATTGTCTATCCACTCCTGCAATTCTTCAGTTTTAACTCTTCTTACGTCACCGTCTTTGTTTATCCATCTCATCCCATAATTAGGGTTACCTTCTCCAGTACGCATTTCAGAGAACTTGCGGCAATTTTCTGGAGTCTGATGTCCACCCTTCCACGCTTGTGTTGCCTTTTTCCGTGAAGCCTCACGCACTTGTGGGTTTACCAACTTACCAATCGTAAGAATAATTTCACGGCACCTTGCGCGATATTCTGGATCGTTTTCAAACCTCTTTCTCGTTGTCTTCCGAGCACGATCATACACTTCTTTGGTTTTGAAGGCATTACCATTCAAGCCTACCTTGTTGATGTAGTCAAACCCTCCCGCTCCACCTTGCCTAATATTGTAGCAAAGCGGATCACCGCGATGCTTTTCGACTAGTTCATGCTCTAGCGCAAACGACTCATTAGGTGAATGGCTGCAAAGCAAAATCTCTTTAGTAAAGTTGCTTGCCCCGTACTTAGCAATGGCGTACTTCAGGTGTTTTCCCGACCCAAGGTACTCATCCATCGGATTGTCTGTCTTATGGACTCCAATGTAATACTTACCATTCACCTTGTTCGTCGTGCGGTACACGGTGTAAATCATATCACCATTATACCGCTAAAGGGTGACCGAAGGGAGTTGAACCCTCAATTTACTAGTTCCACAGACTAGCCCGACATACCGATAGTCGGCACGGTCACAGTTGGAGCTAGGAGAGGGACTCGAACCCCCGATAATGGCAGTTTACAGAACTGCTGCTGTTGCCACTGAGCCATCCTAGCTAACTTGTTACGCGAACTGTAATTTCTGTTCGCCCTTGGAATCGTTCCATAAATAACGATCCCACGATTTTTCCTGTGCGCCCAAGGACTTCAAAATAAACCTTGGGGTGTGAATTGTTTGAGGTAGCGGCCTACGGAGTAATGGCATACCAGCCTCTTCTGGCGTCCTGTCATTCTTCCGTGAGTTACACTTCCTGCAAGCAGAAACAAGATTGATCCATTCGTTCTTTCCGCCCCTCGACTTAGGTAGAACATGATCTAACTCCAATCCACCTCCGGTAAACTCATGTCCACAGTACATACACTTGTAACTGTCACGCATGAAGATGTTTTTCCGCGAAAGAGTCTGCATCCTGATTGGCACATACTTGTATTCCAGTAAGCGAATAACGCTTGGCATGAAGATACCAGGATAAATCTCTTTTCTTGTGTCACAAATTACAATTGCTTTTCCTTTCGTGACAAGAGTAAGAGCTTTCCTTGCCCAAATTATGCGCGTGGCCTCAAAGTAGGCGTTTAGCTGTAGCACGGGTTGTCGCATCAAGTTCATCGCCTTACTCTCTTTCCTTCAAAGTGGAGCTACCGGAGATAATCGAAATCCCAACCTGCCGAGTACGGATCGGCTGCTCTTCCACCTGAGCTACGGTAGCGTTGTCCTTTTTTGCTAACCTCTTCAGTACCTCTCGGAGATCAGCATTCAAATGATACTTGTGCGTCATGTCAACCTCCTAATCTGGAGCGAAGGACCGGAC